GCGGCACCGTCGGCCTCCGCGTCGCCAGGGTGGGTGCCGTAGCCGAGGCCAGCCACGTAGTCGCTCGCCTCGTCGATCGCGTGGAGCATCGCCAGCCACGCCGTCGAATCGATCTCGTAGAGCCCGCCGGCCACTCGCCGGCCGTCGATCGCCACTCGCCGCGCCGCCCGCACCGCCGTGAGCAGCTTGCACCGCTCCACCGTGCTCCGCTGCCTCGCCATGTCGGCCACGCCGCCATCGACGCGGCTCGCCATCACCGCACCACGTGCATGTCTCATCGCTTCACCTCCTGTGACAAACGCCTCCGAACCTCATCACGCACGACGGGCCATTCCCGCGGTGCCGTGATTCCCAGCCGAACTTCGCCCGCCCTGATCCGCGTGATGAGCACGTGAATCGTGCCGTGCCCTGGCACCTCCACCGTGACGCCGTCGTCCAACTTGCACGCGACCAAAAGCATGTGTTTCGCTCCCGCTTCACCGACCGTGGCTGGCGGGTTGACTCCTGTTGATGCGGCTCCTATGCCGCTCCTTCCCGCCGGCGTCCGTACCAGCGGTCTCCTTTTGCTTGCGTCGGCGTGGCCGCACGATGGGCGGATCGCCATTGGTGAGCCGGGCCCGCTTCACTGCGGCCAGGCGGTCCAGAACGTCGGCGTCCTCGACGAGGAGCGATCCGAGCTTGGACCGCACCTCGCGGAGTTGCTCTTGGGCTTCGACGACCGCGTCGTAGATGGCTTCGCGATCTCCAGCGTCGATCCGCTCGTCGAGGCTCATGTCGGCCTGCTGATCGACGGGGATCGCCCGCACGCTACCGGCCGAGTTGAGAGCCCGCGTGCAGAGCCCCCACGCGATCGAGTGGACTTCGCGGATCAGCCGGTCGCGAGCATCAGCCGCGATAGATCCGCGGGCAGAGTCGTCAGGAACACCGGCGAGGCCGCACGTTCCGGCTCGAGCTTGGCCGCGTTCAGCCGCAGCCCGCTTGTCGTGAGCTGGATCAGCAGCTCGTTCGGCACCGGGGCGGGCTTCATCTGTCCGCCCCGCCGGCCGCGGTTGGCCGCGGGCCCGTTGTGATCGATCCGTTCCGCATCGCTCATGGCAGCCTCCGGTGCATGGGGCTTGCCGCGTCGCGTCCTGCTGTTTGCGTGCCACCGGCAATCCCTCGCCACGTGTCCCGTCGATCGCGGTGATCGACGTTGGGGCGAGGTTTTATCCGGTTATCAAAACTCTGTCAACATGAGTTCTGATAAACGTCAAAGATGCTAGAATCCGCTGCGTTTTTAGGATCCACCACTCCACAGGAGGTACAGACGATGAGCAACGAAGCCACAGAAACCCAAGACCGAATTCCACCGATCTTCAAGGCGGCAAGCCTGACGGTCGTCACGCCGTTCTGGCATGGATCAGTCGGCGTGGGATTCACGCTCGCAAGCGGCGAGCGGGCGTACGTCCGGCTTGAAAAGGAGGAGGCCCTGCAGCTTGCTCAGCTGATTCGAGACCACTCCGACGGATTTGTCGGCGTCGAAAGAGAGGACTTGTCTCCGCGAGTTACGGAAGAACAAGTGAATCGCAGAGTGCGGATTATGCTCGAAAGCGAAGAACTCTTTGAGCGGGCACGGGCGAAGATCGCCGCCATCAAGGCCTCTCGGTCAACTGGGCATTCGCTTCAAGCTAGCGAATGAAATTGACCGTCGCTGAGCTTCACTGCTGCGATGCTTCTTCGAGATTCACGTCGCGAGTCAGTTTGTCGATCGTGACGCCAAGGGCGTTGGACAATTTCCGCAACGTCGATAGTCGCGGGTCTTTCAGTTTGTAGAAGGCCGTGTCTGACAGCCCGGACCTGGAAGCCAACTCGTCTAGATGCAGGCCTTTCCGGCGTGCCATTTCCTTGACACGCAAAAACATAGCTGACCGCTTGTGCTTCGGTGGCCTCCCGCCCGGGTGTCTCTCGCTCACCGTAGCCATTTTCGCGGCCCTCCATGCCAATGCTTGCTTCGGTGCGATCCCGAAGCAATCGTCGAGATAGAAGTCGCCGCGATGGCCCTCCGGAAGGACCATCGCGACGACCCGAGTGGCGGGGACGCCCTTCGGGTTCACCGACCAACGGTGTCTCGGAAAAGTGTCATAACCGCCACGAACCGACCCAAAGGAGGGGGGCGGTTTGCATGGCACGGAAGCGTGAACTATCCCCTTGCAGGAGGTACACGCCATGACTCTTCAACAGTTTTTCGACCGCTACTATCGTCCGCTGAAACTGCGCGGCAAGTCGCCCGGAACGTCGCGGCTGTACGCTGCCACGATCCGAGCGTTTGCCAAGTTCCTTGAGCGAACGCCGATGTTGGCAGACCTCGAGGAAATCACCCTTGCCGGCTTCATGGATCACCGGCAATCCACGGTGTCGCCGTACACGGCCGAGAAAGAGCGATCGCAGCTTATGGCCATGGCCCGGCTGGCGAATGACAGGCGGATGATTCCTTCGCTCCCGTCGTGCGAGCCTTCGCCGTTGCCAGACCGCGTACCGGTCGCATGGTCGGCAGACGAGCTGCGGCGAGCGTTCAAGGCAGCAGCTGCTGCCAGCGGCTACGTCGGCCTTGTGCCGGCAGGGGAGTATTTCCCAGCCATCATCACCGTGTGCTTCGAGACGACGGAGCGGATCGGGGCTCTGCTCGATGTCGAGCCGAAGCATTACGCACGGCCTTTCCTGACCGTGCCCGGCGAGATCAGGAAGGGAGGCAGGCGGGCCCGCGTCTACGAACTGTCGCCAGAAGCATGCGACCGGATCGAGCGGCTCCTTCGGGTCAACAAGGCCAAGATTTTCGCGTGGCCGAAAACGCGAACGTATCTGTGGGACAAGGTGAAACAAATCCTCTCCACGGCTGGGCTGGCCGGAAAGCGGATGGCATTTCAGCAGGTGAGGCGGTCGGCAATCAGCCACATGGCGAAGGCGACGAACGACGCGACCGCGGTGGCCTTCGCCGGCCACGCCCAAGCGGCCACGACTCGCAAGTGGTACATCGACCCACGCTACTTGAATCGCGGGCCTCGGCCGGCCGACATGCTCCCGCGGTTGGATGCGGGGTGATTCCGGAGTAGGATCACACCACCCCAACGAGGAGGTTGTCATGCCTGATTTTTCGTTTCTGCACGATCACGGCCAAGACGACGGAACTATCCGAATCAACACAGCCCAGAGCCGTCCACCGCCTGCGAAGAAACCCAAACCATCAAAGGCGGCCGGATGCCTGATGGCGCTGCTACTCGTCGGCGGATGCACGTACTGGCTGCAAAATCTTCCGAAGGAAACGCCGGAACAATTCGAGCAAGCCGACAACCGTTCGCTCGCCTTGGTCTGCGCTCAGTCACACATCAAAGACATGCTGAAAGCGCCAAGGTCTGCGAAGTGGCCGGGAATGTTCGACGTTCCAGACGGCCGCCAGCATGCCACGAAAATGGCCGATGGCACCTACGTCGTGAGGTCGTTTGTGGACTCACAAAACTCGTTTGGTGCCATGATCCGCACGTGGTATGTGGTGCGACTCCAGCTGCACCAATCAGGGAACGCGACCGTGATCGAAGCCGAATTGCTCGAGTAGCATTGACCCACGCTTCCGGTCGGCAATACTGGCTCGCATGAAGATCGACCCCTCCCTCTATGTCACGGTCGGCCACGCCGCGGAGCTCGCGGACGTGTCGCGGATGTGGATGCGGACTCAGGCCCAGGCGGGCCGCATTCCGGCCGTCGAGATCGATGGCATCTGGTTCGTGCTCCGCTCGGCCGCCGAGGCTTTTGAGCGGCACCCGACCGCCGGACGGCCCCGGGTGTCCGGTGGTCGAAAGCCGAAGAAGTAGCGTTTTCTCGCTGGAAAACGACCACCAAAGAAAATCCGCTCAATGCACTTGCATGGTATTGCCGAATGGATATACTGTGGGCATGACGCGGGCGAGTGACCCGCGGCCGACAAGCATGGAGACAAAACGATGACCTCATCAACAAAGACCTATGAAGTTCGCCAGCTTGGTTCCGATGTTTGGCGGGCCGCAACTGAAGCCGAGATTGCGACGGCAATCATTACCGTCAACAAGTGCTATCGGTGGCATGGCAACAGAATGACCGAGGATTGGACTTGCACGATGGGCCTTGGTCGTGATGTCCGCGAGTTTCGATGCACGGCCGCTTGACCTCCACGCCCGCCGGCACGGGGCCGGCGGGCAACACCACCCCAAAACCACGGAACCCAACCCATGACCGCCGCCGAAACCATGACCGCCCGCATCGAAGCCATGACCGACGACCAGATCCGTGATGTGATGTGCGGCCTGATGCCCGACTTCCGCCCGGAGTCCGACATCGTGTTCGACGCCTGCATGCGGGTCGCCCAGGCCCGCATGGAGTCGGCCGCGTTCCTCGCCCTCTGCGGCGAACTGGAGGCCACAGCATGACCGCCTCCGCAATCACCGCCGCCGTCTGCCGGCTGGCCTCCGGCGAGTGCCGCTGGGTCGGCCGCGAAGACATCCACGTGTACTGCCGCCGGCCGTTCGTCGAGACGATGATGCCGACAGGCCGGCTCGGCTGGCAGCCTGGGCCGGCCGCCTATTCCGTTGTCTGCCCCGATGCCGGCCTGGAGCCCGGCACGTGGGTGACCGCACGCGAGGCCGTGCGGATGATCGAGTCCGCTATGGTGAAGGAGGCCGCAGCATGACCGCAGAACTTGCACACCTCGCGTCCATCGGCTGCCGCTTCGTGCGGCTGGCCCGTGGCGAAAAACGGCCCGTCGGGGTCGCATGGCAGACAAAAGCCACCGGCGACTTGACGTATGTCAATCAGTGGCTCGCCGCCGGATCGAACGTCGGGCTCCTGCTCGGCCCGGCGTCCGGGGTGATCGACGTTGAGTTCGACGCCGAAGCCGGCCGGGAGCAGCTGTCGGCATTCGGCGTGCTCGACATCCCCACGCCCACGTGGCGGTCGTCCCGCGGCGAGCATCGACTCTTCCGCTGGGAGCCGTGGATGCCGGCCTCGGCCGTCGTGCATGTGGACGACCTCGAGGTCCGGATCGGTGGACGGGCGGCGCAGAGCGTGCTCCCGCCGTCGCGGCATCCGGACGGCAGCCGGTACGAATGGATCGTCAGCCCGTGCGAGGTTGCCGTGGCTGGATTTCCTGCTCAGTTGCTCGCGGGTGTCCCATGCCACACCTGAATTGGTCGTCGATCCTCCACGCCCTGGTCCTGATCCGGATCGGCCAGGAGCTCGGCACCGACTCCCGGCTGGCCCGGGCAATCCACGACCTGATCGAGCTCGTCGTGGCGGTCTGGCGGTAGTGGCGTTGAATCGTTGAGCATCATCTTCAACGTTGAATATCCGATGCCCAACAATCCAACACTGTTGGCCAACACTTTTGTCCGCCGGATGTCCGGCCGATGTCACGCCAAAAACGCGAAAACCACCGTGCGTCGCTGAAAAACTGGCGTGACACGTCACGCCAGTGTCACGCCAGTTGTCCGCCGGATGTCCAACACCCGGCGGGGCCTGCCGGCCGCCGCCGGGCGTTGAACTGACCGGGCCTTGATCCGCGTCAGCCCCCGGCAGTGGGCGAGAGGCGGGCCCGGTGTGTTGAATTGGTGCCGCTGCCGGGCTTCGCCCCCACCCGGCAGCGGCCGCAGCGGCGTGGATGGGGGCTCCCGCCGGCGACCCGGCCGCGTGTTTCAGCGGCTCGGGATTTGAATGGCAGCGGTCGGATTCGCACCGACGATCTCCGGCTTATGAGGCCGGCGAGAACAACTGGGCTTCTCCACGCTGCTACCGCCAGTTTATCAGTCTTCCACGCCCACTACGTGGATCTCGACCGTCGCCGGAGGCCGACGAAACGTGAGCGACACGCCCGTGCCGGTCGCAGTCGCGTTGGCCGACAGCTGCACCGAGGTGCCGTTGGTGATGCTTGCGATCGTCGCTCCCGACGGAATACCGGTTCCGGCCACCAGCATCCCCACCTCGAGGCTCGTTGTGGATGATAGGCCAGTGATCGCCTTTTGGCCGCTGGTCGTGTTGCCGTTCAACGTGTGGACCACGTCGGTGTTTGTGATTGCAACAGTCCTACTTACAGACGATGCAGCCACACCAGACACAGGCGAGTGAAGCATCAGCGTCCCGGATCGGCCGACAGGAATGTCTCCGGCGAGGCCGTCCCAGCCATCGACGGCACCGGGGCCGACGGTCAGGCTTGTGTCAGCCGATTGGTTGAACACGAGCAAATGTTTCACCGTGTCGAGAACCAGCGTGCCGGTTGCGCCCAGCACGGTTACCACCAGGGCACGAAGGTCAACGGCCTGCGATTGTCCGGCTGAGATTTCGTATGTCTTGGACCAGTAGGCATCAGCCTCGCCGGCACCCGTGCCGTCGATGAAGACGAGCTGCCGGTTTGCGTTCACCTGCACGGTGGCGTTCCCGTCCGTCAGTCGCGGGACAATTTGCACGGAGCCCTGCATGGAAAAACTCATCAAATCACCTCTCTCATTTCTTCTAGACGATCACGCCATCGCGTGTCGGCAAACCAGAGATCGAGCACGCATTCGCAGATGCCGCCGACGGTGTCGGCAAGCACCATGCCCCAGAGCGGCCCCACGCCGTGCATCGCCTCCCATCGCTCGCGGACCTGGGCCCGCACGAGAGCCATGGCGTGATCGACCGCCTTGTGGCGGCGGCCCCCGGCCCGGTCGGCGGCGTCGAGGTGCGAATGCGGCCAGTGCCAAATCACGAGCCGCGTCAGTTCGTCCATCCGCCACGCGCCCGTCGCCTCGACCCGGTGGGCGAGCCGGTAGCGGATGTGGGCTTGCAGCTGGGAGAGAGGGGCGTCTGTTTGCGTCATTTGTCGCGGCCTACCACGATCTCGAGGATCTCACGCTGGCCGGCAGCCAGCTCTTGGAGCGTCTCGGCCTGCTGCTCCTGGGTGCGGCCAAGCCCTTCGAGTGTGGCGGTGGTCTGGCGGAGGAATGCGGAGTGTGATTCGACCACCGGAACGACGACCGTGCGGTGGAGGGCCTGTGCGGCCTCGCGGAGGCCAAATAGCAGCAGGCCCAGCATCAGGCAGGGGAAACCAAATTCACGGGCCACGCGGATGCCTACGTCGATCATGTCACTTGTCCGTTGCGTCATTGCTTTTCCCACCACCGCTGAACGATGATCTCCACGATCTTTCCGATTGCCCAGAACAGGAGCATCGACAACAGTGGCGAGCCGCAGCGATCCCGGTAGACGAGACGGACGCGCTGCTCCCACCGCTCCCGCATGGCCGCGCTGTCGTGGCCGGCGAACAGCGATTCGCTGCCCTTTGGTGACTCGTCGACAGCGGTCGCCACGACGGCGTCGCACCGCTCTCGCCCGAGCAGGGACCGGCGGACGGGGTAGGCCGAAAGGGCCTGCCAGACGTGCTCCTCGAGGTCGGTCGAACTCATCGCTTGGCACACCTCCCGTCCGGGCAGTCGGTCGGCCACTTCGCACGCGAGAGGAGCGACCGGATTTCGGTGGCGTGACTGCCAATGGTGATCTCGCCATTGCTGCCAAACAGCACGGCCGCCAGCTCGCCGTCGGCGTTGAACACGGGCCCGCCGGAATCGCCCTTCCTCGCGCCGGCCCGCAGTTCGACCATGTGCATCGGGTGACGGCCGGTTGGCGCGAGGAACTGGGTCATCTTGCCGGTGACCTCTCGGTAGGCGAACGGCGGCGGGCCGTAGCCGGCGATCGTGAGGCTGTCGCCCGGGGCCGGTGGTCGTGGCGCAAGCCGCACCGGGGCGGCCTCCGTGGCAGCCGTCACGAGGGCCGCCAGGTCGAAGGCGTCGTCGCTGGCCACCACGCGGGCCGGGGCTGAGCTGCCGTCCGGCCAGCGGATGGTGATCGCGTCGCGCTGGCCACGGACGACGTGCCATGCCGTGAGCACGAGGGCCTGTCGATCGCGAACCCCGACGAGCACGCCGGAACCGCAGTCGAGGCTTGGGCCGGAGCCGCAGATGATTCGTGGCACGGCCTGGCGGGGGCCGCCGGCCACGGCAGTTGGCGGCGGAGCCGGGGGCGCAGGCGGAGCGGAGAGCACGCCAGCCCCTTCGCAGAGCGGGCACACGAACCGCACAGGCCCGCGCCCGACAACTCGATCGCCGTGGCAGTTTTCGCACGGGTTGGCCGCGGCGACCGTGGCGGCCCAGACGGCGAGCAGTGCGGCAGCCCGCCGGAGAGCACGGAAGAACGGCCGGGTGTCGGCTTTGATCGCGATCATGCTGGCTTGCTCCAGTCGTCGGGGAGGGTCATGGACGCGATCGCAAACGACCCCTTCCACGCGGAGCGGGCAGTGCGCTCCGAGTCGTAGCGGACGATGTCGTAGGAGTCTGGGTAGGCCATGAGCCGTTGATCGGGAATCCACTGGGCCCACGGCACCGCGTGGCCGTTGCGGCCCACGCTCACGACCAGGCCGTGCAGCACGAGGCACACGGCCTGCTCATAGCTCTCGGGAAAGATCACCTCGAGCGGGCGGAACTGCCTGGCGGTTTCCTCCCAGCCCTCCGGGAACCGCGACACCGACACCCACGGCCCGCCGGCCTGGTTGAGTCCGCCCTTGCCGGACGTGCCCACGATCGCATGCTTGAACTGGTAGTCGCGCGGCTGCACCGTCTCGGGGAGCATGCCGCGACGGACGGCGATTTCGAGCACGGCCCGGACGTTGGCCCCGCCCCACTTCCGCGGGTTGGCATCCGCATAGACCGACAGCGGCGAGAGCCAGACGGACCCGAAGTCTTTCGATTCCTGGTAACGGAAGTCCTTTTTCGGGCCGCCGTAGTTCACGCCGCGGGCCCGGTTGCGGGCCGCTTCCGCGTTCGCCCGGAGACTGTGGCACGTGCATTCGTGGGTCGGATTCTGGTTCGTGAACCGGTCGAGGAAGTTCATACCCCACGATCCGGCCGCGTCGTTCTCACGGGCCTTGGCGACCCAGTCGCGCGGCTCGATCCAGAGCGACTCCGGGAACTCGCGCGAGGCGTCCCCGCATGCGTCGCGGAGAGCGTCGGTCGTGTCCTCCGCGGCCAGCTCGGCCGGGTAGCCGTCGTGCTCGTGCGGAAAGAAGTCGATCAGGGAGGGGTCAATCACGGCACGGCCTCCATCACCGCGGCTTCGCTCGCCGGGGCCGGCGTCACGCGGATCACCTGCCCGCCAGCCAGGGCCACGACCGCGGGCAGCCCGGCCTTGCGGGCCGCCTCCAGGGCGAGCCGATACTGCGTCGGAATCTCTCCGTCGCCGTTGGTCGTGTCGTCCTCGAGGAGCGTGGCCACGATCTTCCGTTCACGGTTCAGCCGGTTGACCGCCACGGTCACGTAGGCCGGGATCGCGTGGTCGTCCTTTTCGTAGACGTACACAGCGGCGGTTGCCGGCCCGGCTGTCTGCTGAGTCGTGGCGCGGCAGCCCTCCACACGCGGCAGAGTGAGCAGCAGCAGGCCAGCGACGATGAAGGCGAACGGCCTCACGGCTTCGGTGCCTCCGGCTTCAGCAGCTCGTCGAGGAGCTGCTGGCACACGGCCACGGCCTGCGTCTTCCCGGCGTCGCGGAGCCGGGCCGCGAGGTCGATCACGAGCCGAAGGTCGTCCACCGGGGCCCGCTCGCGGCGGCGGCCGAGCAGTCCGCGGATCCACTGGCCGCCCTTGGTGGCGAGCAGGATCAGGCCGTAGCCGACGCATGCCGCGGCGAGGGCGTATTGGGCTATCGTCAAGTAGTTCACGGCGTCTTCTCCAGATCGGCGGCGAGGGCGACGAACCAGCGGACGAGGGCCGCGCCCTCCGCGGTCTTCAGGATGGCGGCCACGTGGCCGGCCAATTCGTCATCGACCCGGCTTTCGGTCTTCGACGCCAGCCATTCGAGGGCGTCGCCGATGATGACGTTTCGCTTGCCGGCGTCGGTCTCGGCAGAGAACCGCCGGGCGTAGCCGAGCAGGGGAGCCCACTCGGCGAGGAGCCGGATGTTTTCGATCGCCTGGAGCGGCATGTCAGGCGGTCCTCACGAGCGGTAGCACTTGCTCCACGGCACCGCTCGCGATTGCGAGAACGAGCGAACGGACGGCCGGGCGGGCGAGCACCCAGAGCGGGTACACGGCCGACGGCACGGCCTTATCGGCGACGAGGTCGAACAGGCTGCCGGCCGCCTCGAGCACGATCGCCTTCTTCTCGGCCCCGGTGAGCCCGCTCACGTGGTCGAGCGTTTCGCAGCTCACCCGCAGCAGCGCCACGAGCAGCTCGCCGAACTCACGCCACGACAGGCCGTCGGCGGCGGCCGCCTTCGCGGATTGCAGGAACGCGGAGACACGCTGGGCGATGTCGGTGTAGTGGCTGGCGGCGGCGAGCGGCGGGTTTGCGATCGATCCTGTGGTCATTTGATGAGCCCTTGTTCCCAGAGTTTCTTTGCCGTGTCGACGTTGCAGCCCAGTTCGTAAGCGAGCACCTCGAAGAAGGTGACCGTGGGCTTCGGCCGGCTCGTGATGCACCCGATGCCGACCGACTTCTTTGGCTGGTAGTGAACGTGCTCGCCGCCTTCGCCCGGGGGCGCGAGAGCCTCCCGGCCGTGAGCCGTGTGGCGGAACATCGACTCGTTGATTCGGGCCCGTGAGATCACGTCGGCTCTCCTACCACCATTGTACGTTTGTCCACGTTTGCCCATGGTTGCAGTGCTCCCCGTCGTCGCGGGCCTGGAGTAGGCCGCCTAGAGTTCCGGCCCCCACGCCTCGAGCACGACCTTGCGCAGATCGTCGAGCGTGCCGTCGTTGTCGATCACGCGGTCCCAGATTGCCTGCATGATGCCGTGCTCGCTCGCGTGCTCCGCAGGCCCTTCGACCCCTGGCCGCAGCACATGCCACACGCTCCCTCCGCGGTCCTGGCGGATGTAGTCGGCCTCGTTTTCAAACCGTACGTCGGCCACGGCAATCGTCGTGATGCCGGACTCGATCAGCTTCGTGATCCGCCGATCGAGGAGCCTGATCCAGATGTCGTCGCACACGTGCCCGCGACCCCATTCCGTGCCGAGAGTCTGGAGCAGCTGCCGCACGCTCTTGCCAACCCACGGGATCGGCGACTCCTTGAACTTCCGCTGCCGAAGAATCGCCTCCGGAATGTCGAGCATGGTCGAGAGCATGGCGTAGAGCGGATCGGCCAAGCCGATCACGAACGCTCCAGGGATCATGGACGCGACCGCGTTTTTCCCGGCCCCGGCCCGGCCGGTGATTCCGATGACCGTGGCCTCCACGCCGGCGTCGGCCGACCAGACCAGCTCGGCCGTCTCCGCGGCGGCCTCCGGCTCGCGGGCCATCTGCCGCGTGCGGTCGGCCTTCTCGCGGATCCCGGCCCAGGCGGCGGCGAGTTGCCCTTCTGGCATTGTCGCGCCGAGCAGGAACGGCTCAGGCTCGCGGACCTCGACGGGCTGGACCGGCGTCAGTTCGATGCCTGCGATCGAGTCGAGAAACGCTTGCGGCACGTCGGGCAGGATGGCCGCAGCCTGGGCGGCATCCTTTGCAGCCGTAGCCGCCATCCGGGCCGCGACGGCCTCCCGGAGCGTGCGGTTGATTTCGTCCATGTTGCTCATCGCGTCGTCATCCTCGGGCCGGCCACGTGCATCGACGCCAGCCCGCCGGCCGTGTCGTAGAGAAACAGTTCCATCGCCTGCCGCGGGCCGATGTAGCCCTCGCTCGCGTGCCAATCGTCTGCCGGGCAGATGGCCGGGGCCGTCCGCACGATCACGCCGTCGATCGTGTCGATCGGCCGCGTGACCTCTGCGGCCTGGTGGTGGAGGTGGGCGGTGTGCCATTCGCGATATGGGCACTTAGACCACCGGTCGGCGGCCTCGATCGCCATAAGCTGCGGCAGCTTCTTGCGGGCCTTCGTGTGGCCGTGGGTAAAGCCCAAAAGATTTCGGCCGTGGGTCAGGTACTTCCGCGGCGTGAATTCCCCCTCGACCCGCACCCGCTTATCGTTTCGGAACCGCTCGGCGAGGATGCGCTGAAAGGCGAACGTCATCGCTTCGTCGTGATTGCCGGCGACGACCAGCGTGTCGCACTGGGCCACGCCGGAAGCCGCATCGACCAGGGCGAGCATCGCGTCGGTGCCGGTGCCGAGCATCTTCGGCAGCCGTCCGTCTCGTTCCAGCGGCGTGCCGCCCGTGGTGGTGCCGTGCGGCGAATCGTAATGGAAGACATCGCCAAGCATTGCCACCGTGATCCGCTCCGGGGCATGCACGGCCGCGACCTCGAGCAGTTGTTCCGATGCCTCGCGCACGAGCCGCGCCGCGATGTCGAGGTCGTAGTCTGCCCCGGCCGTCCGCCGCCAGGCATACTTGCCGAAGTGGGGGTCGGCCACGATGAGCACTGCCCAGCCGTCGGCATGCTTCTCTCGTTTGGCCTTTGGGCGAATTGGCTGGCGAATCTCACCCTTCGCCGCCTGAATCATCGCCTCGACGCATTCCCGAACGGTCGGCCCAGGCCGCGGCTTCAGCCGCACGAACACGCGGTGCAGCTCGGTCACCACCGGCTCGCCAGTGGCCTTGTCCGCCGTCAGACCCTCCCACTTCGTAGCCTCGCTCGTCGCCACCTCAAACTTGGTGAGGTCGGCTTCGATGTGCCTCAGGAGGTCGTCGACTGTGCGGATCCGCGTGGACACACTGCGGGCCTCACGGCAGCCGCCTTCGGTGTCCTTCGTGTTGACCTCTTCGATCGTGATGTCACCGGCCGCCACCGCGGCCTTGGCAACTACGCTTTTCGTCGGAGCCAATTCTGCACCCCCTGTCGCTGCACGGTCGCAATACCCAGTTCCTTCAGCGTCTTTGCGATCGCATCCGCCGCCGGAGCCAGCCGCGTGCCGAGCTTGCCGGCCTTCCATGCGGCTTCGAGCTCGTCGAGCGTCGGCTGGTGTTTGGGATCGATCCGGTGCCACCATCCGAGCAGCCGCGGGCCCGGCAGATGTGCGAGGACCATTTCGACGGCGTTCGGCTTTCCCATCGCTCCTCCGCAGGTGGGGGTGTCGCATGACAGACTGCCACACCTGAAAACGTGGTCAATGCCGGAATCAGTCTTTTGCCTTCGCCCCGGCCCTGCGGCAGGCGAGCAGCACCAGTTGCGTCGCCCCGAAGTCAGTCCACGGCAGCCGCGTGCGGCCGTCTGACCACCGCTTGGCGTGCTCCGTCCGCATGACGCCGAGTATTTCCGCTAGGCCCGCCTCAGACTCGCACCAGTCGGGGCCAAGGGCGTTCATTCGCGACGCCATCGACTTGCACCCGCATCCAGCGTCGGCCTCGATGCCAAGCCAATCTCGGAGGATGGCGGCAAGTTCGTCGCCTGGGAGTGGCCTGCGAGTCGGCTTTTCCCTGGCAGCGCCATAGCCTTGGCTCATCCGGCATACGGCAACAGGCGGCCTTTCGGACTGAAGCCGCACTCGCCTGCCGCACACGCCGCAAAGCCACGCATCATCATCGCGGCGAAAGTCGCATGGCGTTATGACGGAGCGATCGTGCATTTGATTGGCCCGTTTCCAAAGTCGAAAAACGTGACATCCCAGCGCGGCGCGTTTCCGTAGAAGGTCGGCACCTGCACGATGGTGTGGCACCACTCGGCCCCTTCAAGGCCGTCTCCATAAGCGTCGCCGTGAGGCGACGACCCACCCCACGCCATGCTGTAGTCCTTTGACAGCAGTTCGCTTGGGCATGGATTGAGCGAGACGCGGTTTTGATACGGCTCTCTTTTGTCCCAGAAATGACCGCAATCGAGAGGGTCTTGTGGGTCTGGCGTTGGTGGCGTCTCGTTGCCAGTCAGCGTCGCAAGATGCCCGACAGGCGAGTTGATTGTCAGCCCCCACCCGGTGCCAGACGTTTTGTAATCGGACCCCGGCTGCGTAACAGAGATTGACGTAACCTGCCCGAACGTCGGCGAGCCGACTTCGCCATCTACGGTCGCGGTCGCCTCCGCTCCAGAGCCTACGAGGCTGATAATAAACACGGCC